CTATTCTTCATTTGTTATTTCTGCTATTATCTTGTGCATATTCTTTTTAGTCTTATCCATAACAGCACTCACTCTTCTTATCGCTATTCTATAATCCATAAGCTCCCGTGCCTCTTTTAAATTTGACAATATTGATATTATTCCATCTTTTGACTTCTCAAGCTCTACAATAAACTGTTTATTAATTTCTGAAAACGTGTCGAATTCCATTAAATTATGATATTCTTTCTGAAATTTTAATATTTTATCATCATAAAGATTATCCATTTCACTTTCTATAGAATCCCAATTTTTATCAATACTGTTTGTATTAATTATATCTATCGCTTCATTCTTTATACAAAGACACATTTGACTTCCTTTAGTATTAAGCATTATCCCAAGTGCCTCTCCTGTTATTTTTTCCGTTCTTAATCTACTTTCTAACCTGTTAAGAACTTCTATAAGTTTTTCATTCCCTGCTATAAGAACTGCCCGCCCTGCTTCAGCATGTTGTAATTCACTGATTATTTTTTCATAGCTGTTTTTAATATCGTTTATTACCAGGTCAAAAATTTTCTTTACGAAATATAAGAATATTCCACATATAACCACTAAAGCACCTAAATCACTAATTTCTTTAAAAAACATTCCTGCTCTCCTGTTGTTGCTCTTAAAATATTTTTGGATTTTCTTTTTTCTCAACGTCAAATGCCTTTTGAATCATTGTCTTTATGTCAAATTCTTTTGATAAAATTTCAATCCCTTGTTCCAAAATTTCCTCTCCGATTTCTTCAGCAAAGTTCGGGATAAACTTTCTATCAATTTCTTTTTCTTTTCTTACATACTCTCTTAGTTTATCCCAAAATCCATCTGCCACAGCGTCCAGTTTTTCAATTCCTTTTTTTGCCTTTTCTACTATCTCAACCTTGTAAATTCCTTTTAAAATCAATTCCTTTGCCTTGTTTAGAATATAAATTTTTGTTATTGTGTTCATTTTATCTCTCCCTTTTCTTATTTTAATTAATATCAATTTTAAGCTATCCAGCAAGCCTTACAATCAATTTGTGCTTGCTAGCTAACCTTATTTATCCAAAATTATTTTTAACGCTCATATTCGGCTTGTATTCAAGACATTTGTACATTACTTTAGTTCAAAATGTGGCGTATCGTTCATTTTCCAGTTTCCACCCCATTCAATATTTACATTTTTGGATTTTGCTACTGCTAGGATATGATCAGCAATCAATTTCAACTTTTTCTCATCATACCCCTCAGCAGATGTGAATTTTCTATATTCTCCATTTTCGATAACTCCACAAGGGAAAATGTCAACAGCGTGACCATATCCATCAGATTTGATTTGATGGTTTGATTTTGCTCTTTTTCCATCACAATTTGTTACAATTCTACCTGGCTTACTTCTTCCGATTTGATACAGAGCAAATTGTTCTTCCGTTGTCCTAGCTCCGTCTGTTATTCTAAAATCAAATGGGCTATTTTCAATTGCAGCTTTCATTACTTCGATTAGTTTTGGATGTACCTTTTTCATTTTATCCAAACTTGATTGAGTAAAAGAATATTTCTTATTTTCAGTATCTACATTTTCCTTATCCCAATCTTTCAAATATTCCTCCTTTCTCTGAATTCTGTTTAGCCAACCTGTCAAAAATCTTTCTTGCGTTCTATCAGCTTCAACTTTTCCTTTGTAATAAATTCTCTGCAAGTTGTGATAAACTTCCAAAAATTTTTCAGGATCTACTGAATTTATTGCTTCTAGTGTTTTATTTCCAATTATTCCGTCTACATCAAGATTTGCGTTTGTCAATTGATTTATAGCAATTTGTGCGTTTTTTGTTCCATTTCTGCCGCTATTTACAGCCCAGTCGCATATAGATAGTGCCACTTTATCATTTACAACTTTATCCAGCTTGTTTCCAAGATAGTATTTTTTTAGATATATATTTTTTGCAAAATCTTTTGTTAAATTTCGCATATCTCCAGTATAGCCAAATTCTCTTGCTTCTTCTTCCGTTATACCCCAATTAGTTTTACCACCTCTGTCATTTTCATCATCAGTAAAACCACCTTCAACTTCAAAAATATAATCTAAAAATTTTTTGAATCTTTCCATTTACATCACTTTCCTTCCTAATAATTCCATATTTTTTAAATACTTATACAACTTTGCAGGACTGAGCTCACTAGCCTTTAATTTCTTTAAATTATATGTTAGACTTTCGTCCAATCCCTTGTTAATTAGATGTATGCACAATTCTGAACAAAAATATTTATCCTTATGCTCAATTCCCAGCTCCAACAACTGGCTGAAAAATATAGCTCCGTAGTCGTAGCCTTTACCTTTCAGTTTCACAAACTCTTTCAACACAATTGGCACTTCAATATGTTTATTTAATTCAAAAATATCCATATTATCTTTATAAATAAAAGGTTTTATACGTACACCACCAGGATTTGATAAATATACATAATCATTATAGATAAACTCACAATGAGAATATTTTCCTAATGTTCTTAATGTTATCAAAAAGCCTATAATGCTTTTTGGTTTGTGGAATGAAATATACAATTTATCTTTTTCTAATTCCATGAATCCTCCTTCTACATATTTTTATATGCTTTTTCATATTCTTCTTTTGCATTATATTTTTTTAATTCCTCGTCAGTTAGATTTTCCAAATTATGTGTCAGCAATGTTTCTGCAGCCATTGATTTAGTAGTCTGTTCTTGCATTATGTTTGCCATTTTCATCATATCCTGTATAGTTAAATTTACGTATTTTTCACTGTTTTCTTTTGTATAAAATTTCCAATTCTCAAAAGTTGTTTTCTTCAATGCTTGACACATTACGACAATTCTTGTTAAATTTGATTGATCTATACTCCTGTTATTTTGCAAATATGCCACACCATCAACTTCAAATTCAAACGGTGCAATATCACGCTCAACTCTTAAATCGTATAATTCTTTTTTTATTTCTTCTATTCGTTTGTCTCGATTAAATACAATTTCACCATTTTTTATAGTTTCATAATTCTGTAATTCTACAACTTTTCCATCCACAAAATATAAATTTGGATTTACTTGTACTTCCTGATATTCTATCTCTTCCACAACATCCCCAACCATTGTTGGAGCTAAAAACGACGCCTCTTTGTTTGTGCTCAAAACTTGTAATGTGTCATTATTGTACATTATTTTTAATGTATCTTTTTTAAATTTTTTCAGTTCTTCATACCATATATTTCCTTTTTCATTGTACATGCCCACATAATTAATTGTATTCCCAAAATCATCTGTCGTACTTTCTTTTTTTATCTCATTTGTTTTAAATATCATTCTTTATCTCTCCTTTTTTATCTATCCCCAAACAGTAACCCAACCACCGTGTCCGAATTGGAATTGTAAACATCTCATGTGAATCGAATCTGGAACAGAATCAGCATTAAAATTATTAACCCCTGTAACTACATAACCCACTCGTTCATTTCCTTGATCCACTCCACGAATTATTGCATTTATATATCCTGCCAATCGCATATTAACAACTCTATTTAATTGTGCATCATTTGCTTTATTCCAAGCGTCTTGTGCTAAATTTCTAACATTATTTCTATCAGCATCCATACTATTCATACGATTATCTCTTGCAGTCATATCGTGATTATCCATGATTTCACACCAGTTTCCTCCGTTACGTTTTGGAACTTTATAGTAAGCTCTTCCTCCATTTACATGAAAACAGCCCATATAGTCACCATTTTCAAGATACATATACAGATGTCGTGGTGCCCAGCAGTCAGTATTATTGCCTCTTAGTACAAAGTCGCTATTACTACTATTCCTATATCCTTTTGAAAATGGAATATATGGTGTCAAATCAGGTTTTGGAGCTTCTAGTTTTATTTTATCGCTTATCGTATTAAGAGTTACTATTCCTGCTGTTGTGTCTGTTGCTACATCTGTATATTTTACCCTCTTAATTAATTCATCATCTATTATTTTATTGTCTTCAACAAAATCAATTCTCTTAGGGTATTCATTCCCAAGCCATTGGTTAAGTCCTAAACTTGTTTTATTTATTGCTGGCATACTAAATCACTTCCTTTACTCTTTATATTTTTCTCTATCTTCCCAATTTAAATTTAACAAATCCCAAGAATCCCAAGTTTTATTGTATCTATCAAACTCATCCCAAGTCATATAACTGTAAACTATTTTATAACCCAAATGGGCAGGTTTATTTAATTCAATAAAATTAATAAAATTTTTTAAATTGGGTGGCACTCCGTAAATACTTGTAAATCTTATAATAATATAGTATTCGTTAAACACTTCTGTTATTTCAATTTCTCCATTTACAAATATTCTAGCCTGTTCTTTTAAGTTAGAAGGCGAAAATATTCTCTTTGATAATAAATAATATAAAATTTTATCTCGTCTATCCTGTAGAGTTAAACTAAGGTCAGTTTCTAAATTCATAAATTTTTCATATTTTAAAATTTGTTCTTCATTGAAAAAGTTTAAAAAGGCAAATTCCTTATATTTTTCAATATTTTTTTTTATCTCCTGAGTTTCTACTACTAGACTTTTTATTAAGTCAATTTGCAAACTATTTCTAGCGATTTTCGATACTGCCTTTATTTTACTGTTCATTGACAACAACTCCTGTTATTGTTAATATTTCATTACTATCTACTATTATATTTTTTGTATCATTGTTAATTAAAACTTTACAATCTTCAACTCCATCAACTGATAAAATTATTTTTTCAACTCGATTAATTGATAATATTTCCTGATTGTTCAAAGTATAAATCGCTGAATTATCTTTTATCTGTTGCTTTATTTTAGAGATAATTAAATCTGATATATTGCTTAATTTCACCCCTCGGCTTAATATAACTCCAACAGTTATTTCAATATCTTTATTATCAAAACTTACTACAGTAACATTAGCTCCGACTGGTCTACCGTTATCTGCTTCTATTCTTTCTTTTACTTTTTGTATTAAGTCCTCATTGGCTACTCCATTTTTGTAATTGGCAATCCTTACTTTTACCGTTCCATTTCCATTCCACAATGGCTCAACAAGAACTCTACCGACTCCATCTACTTCTTTTGCCCATTTCTCATAATCATAAATATTTCCACTATGTGCTGGTTTTAGTATTCTTTCTTTCGCTCTTGATATTAAAACATCATTAGGTTCTTTTTCATATCCATTTGTAAACGATTTCTCATTAATCACTGTAAAAATATTAGCATTAGCAATTTCAAAATTTGCTATTTCTCCAATAGCACAGTTCCCAATCTCCCCTCTTTGTAAACATTCCACCACAGCAATCGCTTTTTCATTTGATAATATTGTTGTATCATAAAGCAATCGGTACTTTGTACCATCTGTTTTTAATACTATTGTTCCAGCGGGTATCGTAGTGCCAGGTTTTCCTGTTATTAATATTTCCCCAGTTGCTTTAGTTCCTTGTTTTCTAGTTACCCCAAAAAGCATTGCATGATAGTCAACAAATTCATCTTCTGTTGCGGTATCAATAAAAGTTTGCTTAACCCAAAATTCTAGCAATTTATATATTGCTTCAGCTTCTATTCCGTAAGCACTTGCAATGTCAAAATTAAATGTTCCTTCTATTTTAGAAAAATTATTTTCCAAATTAGATAAAAACTTATTCCTCGCTTCTATTTTATTCACTGTATAACACCTCACTTTCTCCGTAGACGGTAGAGACATTAAAAGAGACTTTTAAATTATTATCATCGTTGTTGTAGTTTAATTCAAAATTATAGCAGTCCAAAATATACGGATTAACTAATAAACAATCTTTAATTTCCGAAATAATTAAAGCATTTTTTATACTTTCCTGATAAACCGTACCAATATGCACATCTAAATCATTTCCATAACTATCCGAATGTATTTCGTAAAAATTTCTTTTAGTTTTAAGTGCCTTAAATATCCATACCTTAAGTGCTTCATTTCCGTTTAATTCAACAAGTCTATCGCCATTTTTCAATGGCTCTAATGTATCTAAATCAATTGCATACTCTGTAAAAGGGGGTAATTCTTTTTTTTCTTTTTCTGTATTTTGATTCAAAAACAATTCTTCAAAATCCATATTTACACTCCTTCTATTGCACCACTTGGCATTTTCACTATTTTACTAACTACCACATAATTTATCCCAAGCACTAAAACTAGCACTTC